GCGTGAATTCCAAAGCAAGATTTCAGACCTCATCAAGATTGTTCGTTGATTACGGTGATAAACGAGTTTGACCACTAATCGAGGATCTTCCGATTAAGTCTTCCCTGAGACTCGGTTGCTGTCAGGGCGATCTGTGTGATTCCGTGGACCGTTTAATAGGTGGAGTCCTATCACGACAATCTGTCTTATTTCTTGCTACCTTCCGAATACTACTCGAACTTGCTAAGGATCTTCCGACTAAGGTTTTCTGCAGAACCCGGTTGCTGTTGCAGTAGTAGTTTCGAGAACCCCATTTCATAAATTGGTTTGAAATGGCATTAGTTCCCACAAAAACCGCTCTTACTTTCTCGGCTGATGATGAGTCAGGCCTTGAAAAAGCTGTTTCCGACGCACTTTCGGGGTGTGTTGAGTTAAACATGGGTATCCGGAGATGTGCTGCTTTCCCTGCTGTGAACCAGGGCACCTTTCTTTGCGAATTGACCACTAAAGAGACTAAAGGTGTCCTGAAGTCCCTCGCTGATAAAGTCCGAGGTAGAATATTCGTCGACCATGCTGTGATACACCTGATGTATATTCCGGTGATACTTGATTCGACTTATGCCGTCGCTGAATTAAAGTTAAAGAACTTAGCGACTGGAGATGAACTTTACAGTGGGACAAAAGTAAATCTGAATGAAGCGTTTATATTAACGATGACGTGGCCCAGATCTTTGTTTGCTGATGCAGTAAACGAACATAAGGGCTTGTATCTCGGGGGTGTTGTTTCATGCTCCTCGTCGGTTCCGCGTCAAGCGAAGATTGGGATGTGGTACCCCCTTTGGACTGAGAAGGTTAGCAACAAACAGCTTTACCAGAAGACCGTCGCTATTACCAACACTCGAGCGATTGAGACCTTCGCCAGGACAATGATACATTCAGATAAGGAAATGCGCAGCCTGTTGAGAAGTCGTGCCTCAACTGATATTGCCTCCAAGAAGTATGAAGAACCCGTGATTTGCTCATCTAGGATTGGGTTGACGGATAACGTCACTGCTGGAATTGACTTCACTATTAAACAGTTAGAGGAGACCGCAGATGACGATACCAACTCGACCGCTGCTGATGTTTTGAGTGATAAGGTCATTATGGTTCCAAAACAATCAAGCGGTACAGCTCAAAGAGAGCGAGATCCTAAGAATCAGACGCCCCTTTTGGGGTCGGATGGTTTTTAGTGAACTTCGTGAAGTCCACCAAGACATGGGGGGGGTTTGGGAGAGGTTATTAGTCTCTCGATTTGGTCAAAGCCAAAATTAGTTGATGAATTCTTTTGAGATAAGTCGCTATTTGGAAATACCTCGAGATGTATGAACTCTTCGACCATTCACTCCAGCCTAACCAGTTAACGCCATGTCTGCGAACCAAGGGAACGGTGGACAAGTTTCGAACCGCCAGCGCAGGAATGCTCGCCGCGCTGCTGCCTACCGCAACAGTCAGAAGACTGACGCTAGGATTCCATTACCGGTACCTGTTATACCGGTTTCCCGACCCAGTGGGTCGAGGTCGTCGTTGAAGCTCCCGAACAATCAGGTTTGGGTTTGTAAAGCTTCCAGTGAGTTAGGTGCCAAGACCTCTGATGCCAACGATGCTATTTCCCTGACCACCATGCTGAATGGTATTCAGGAGATCAAACCAGAGACGAAGATATACCGTCTCGTTTTTGGGTTTGTTGCCGAATCAGATGGCTCTTTCGGAGTCGTCGATGACGAGAACGTTTCAGGTAATGTTGTGCCTGACCCACCTGTTGTTGGTCGGGTGGGCTTTAAAAAGCACACTTACAAATGCCGAGATGTAAATCTCGAGGGTAAAACGCCGGACGAGCTGAAAAACAAGGCCGTGGTATGGTGTCTTGACGAGAACCGCAAAGCTGCTAAGCGCATAGCGCTGACGCACTACTGGTTTGCGATATCCCGACCACCACCGTTGATGCCCCCAGAAGACATTCTGGTGGATGGAAATCAATGAATGGCTGATTCCGACGTTACAGGCGTCGATGCCACTTTATGTGATGACTCCGATCAAGACGGAGGTTGTTATGATGCTATCGATTTTCAGTATGATGATACTGATGTTGATGGTACAGCCTACATGCAAGATTTCTTTTCGTGTGTAGATGCCATGAATTTTTAATTCATGTTGCCTCCTTGTGAGAAGGACTTCCAGATGGCCACTTAAGCGCTCTATTACTTAAGTGCTGGTTGTTATTCCATTAATATCTAATTGATATTAATG